AATTTTTTTGATTATTTTTAGTCTTCTATAACTAGACGAGGTTTAGAAGGTTGTTTTGGTTTGTTAGTATAGTCAGGTTTTTCTTTAATTAATTCACCAATAACAGAAACATATTTATCATTTAATTCAAACCTTTGTCCAATAACCCTTACATTAATATTATCACCAACTTGAATTTCATTAAATTGATTTATATTATAATGATGGTCTTTTGCTACAAATATTACAACAGGAGATGGAACTTCGTTAGAAACCTCAGCACGAACACCTGCTTTTACGACATTTTTTACTGAACAAGGTATAATCATACCTTCTACTGGTAGACAAATATCACATTCAAATATAACTTCAAATGAAATTTTATTTCCCCGTTCTATAACACCACTTGAATATCTAATAATTTTTGATGAATTAGGTTTTATATATCCTTCAACAACACATTTACCTTCAAAATTATTTTGAATATAATTTTCAATTACATCATCCAAATTTTTACCGACAAAATTAATAGATAATACTATTTTTCTAGTCAATAGACATCTTGAATAAATGGATTGTAATTTATCTCTTCGCTTTTTAAATTGTGTAGTCTTAGAAACAGCCTCCATTATATTATATACATATAATCTTTTAATTATATTTTATTTCAATTTTATTTAATAAAATATATTGAGAATTTTAGAATGAATAATATTAAATTTTTAAACAAAAATTGTATAAAGTTTGTGCCAAATTGCCATTTCAGGAGTTAGGAACCATTTTTTACCATCTTTACCATTTTTAGGATGTTCATTAAAAAATCTAAGTATAAATTCTTCTAGGACACATAATTCAATATTTCCCATAGCTTCCTGTATTATATTTCCATTTTCATCCTTAATAGCTTTTGTATTTTCAATTGTATATTTTTCTTCACCAATTATTTCATTTAATTTTGTTAAATTTTTATTTTTTGATGCTTGATCACATCTAGCTCCAGTATCACGTTTAGAGGTCATATTTTTTGTTTTGAATGCTAAGTCCTTATTTCCCTTTTCATAACCAATAAAACCAACTATAATATTATAGTCATTAGGATTGAATGCTAAAAATTCTTTTGTTTCAGGTAATGCAGCTATCTCTTTTTGGTCTTCAGACCTAGCAGCAACCCATTTGTTTGTATTATCTAATATCATAATCATTCTTTTATTTAAATTATAAGTTATAAAGACATTAAATGTTGTTGTAGTTATAGTTTTTTTCTCAAAATAATTTTTAACATATCTCTCTAATGAGTCTTGAGGTATACTATCTAATGAATAAATGTAATTCATAAGGTTTATTTTATCATCAAATAATAACAATTCTATCATATGAGAAACTAAAAATTGAATCAAATGTTTTTGAGATTCTTTATATTCTTTTGACATTTTTGTAATAACAATACCACAATGTTTATACCAATTATCATCTCCTCTCTCAACCTTTTTCTTACCCAAATAACTTTTAGTAATATCATAATTTACTTTCATCTCATCAATAATACGTTTTCCTTCTGGAAATTCTATTACATCTTGTTGAATTACAAGCTTACTTAAATTTCTTTTATCCATAACTGGTTTAACTATATTTTGTTTTAATTCAAAATCAATCATGTCATGTTTGAAATCCATTGGCACTGATCTATCAAATATTGAAATATTTTTATTTTTTAATTCAATTGGTTGAAATAAATAATATTCACCAATATTGACTAAACGACCATTTCTTCCATATCTATCAACAATAAATTCATTTTCATCTTCAATTAATAGAGTTAATGCTGAATAAATTTGAACAAATGGGTACTCTTTTGGGGTGCGTATTGCTCTTAAAAGTATATCTTTTTTGTAAAAAAATGCTTCTTTGAAAAGCATTCTAATTCTTTGTAAAATTTTTTCTGAATTCATTACTATAAAATTTTCATCATATGTGTCTTCATTTAATTTAGATTCATCAATATCAGAATCTGGTCTACAATTATAATTACAAGAAGCCATATAATCACAAGATGGCGAGAAAGGTGCATCACCAACTTTAAAACTTTTAAGAATTTCTCCAGTTGATAATTCTTGTGTAATTGGTTCTTTTAAACTTGCTGACATTATAGTTTGTGTAAAATTTGTTTGGTCATGATTAATAATACAATCAACAGCTGTTTCTTTTAAAACTCTAGTTACTTTGCCTATTTGAATAGCTTTATATTCAGCAACACGATACACATATAAATCAGCAGCTTCTTCAGTATTATTATCAAGAATTGTTCCATACATAAATATTTCGACATTACGTTTTTCAAAAGGCAAATCTTTATGTGAAAAATTACGAACAGCACGTCCAATAATCTGCTCAGGTCGATTCATGTTATACCAAGGGTCAAGTATATGAACTTGACGTATAAATTTTAAATCTATACCTTCTGACCCCGCTTTTGAAATTAGCACTACTTTTACTTTATCTCCCTCTATATTATCTTCACCAGTTAAACCTTTTACTTCAAAGTCATTATCAGGAGATAATCTAGGGTCACCAGTAATCATAGCATAACGTGCTGGTTTAAAATTTTTCTTATCTTCTGGAGGTTCCATTGTTCTAACATCAACAATTTCAGTTGGTCTTGTTTTAAATAAAGGTTTTATACCTTTTTGACCAAAACGTGTAAATCCCATTTCTTCTAGAGCTAATGCTATTGGAATTAAACCGCTATCAATGTATTGTGAATAAATCAAAATTATACCATCTGAAACCTTTTTTGATTCTTGATTATATATATTATCTAATATACATTTTATTTTGGCACTATAATTTCCTATTTCTTTTTGAGTGAATATTTTTCCATAATTTCTAAGTGTAGTTGCTTTATATTCAAAATCACCTTTTATTGGAGGAGACTTGCTATCTAAAAAATTCATCATTCTCTCTAATCCTATTTTACCAGTTAATTGATGAGGATCTATTGAGAATATTCTATCTCTTTCTGATGACGATGATTTTACGCCTCCTCTAGATGTTCCTATACCTTGATGACTACGTTGAGCAATGTTTAAATCAGGTTCATAAGAAGATTTTGATTCTTCGTTTTGAGTATTTGTGTTATTACCTTGAAGACTTTTATTTGATGTTATTTTTTGAGATGAACTTATGAGTGAAATATTCTCTTTTGGTGTTTTACTTTTATCTAAACTACTTTCAGTTAAACTTTTAGATTTACTTTTAAGTGATTGTTTTTCTCTTAAAACTTCATCTGTTTCATCATCTGAATCTTCTATAAGTAATTTCTTTTTTGGTGGTAAAACATATTCTTCACTTGAACTTTTAATATCTTCTTCAGGTTCTTCAATGTCTTCTTGTTCAGAAACTTCACCTTCCTCTTCACCCGCACTTTTTCTATCAGAAGAACTACTTTCAACAATCAATAAAGATTTAGAATTAGGTTTAATAGGTTCAACAAATTCTTCCTCTTCTTTTGTAGAGGATGATTCACTAAAACTTGGAGAGATTTCTTCGGAAAATCTTTCAGGAGGGATTTCATCTAATACACCTTTTAATCCTGGAACAGGATAGGAAATAATTAAAGACTCTAATGGTGTTTGTAATAATGTATAACCAAATGATTCCATATTTTCGAAGCTAGGCATCTCTCTGATAACACCTTGCTTAGTTGTGATTGTAAATTTTTTATTTCTTAAATTATAAATAATGTATTTATAACAACAATATTGACATTTTCCACAATTACTACATTCACCAATTTTAGTTAAATATAAACTTAAAATACGTTTTTTATCTTCATGGCCTATTTTTTTGAGATTCATTTGATAAGAAGGATATTTAATTTGCGGAAATGTATGTTGAGGAGCAAATTCATTTGGATAAATTCTATAAGGAAAAGTATATGGATTCTCACCTCTAACAAATGAAATATAACCTGTAGCTTTTCTAATTAGTAATTCCTCACCATTTTTCTTAAAATTTCCATTTTTATCAAAAATATCTTTTACTTCAATTCTTCCTCTTCTATCATTAGTATTCATAATATTTAAAAGCCATATAATCTCCTTATAATTATTATACATTGGAGTTGCAGAGAGAAGAAGAAATCTCATATTTTGAGCAGCTCTTACCAAAAATTCCAAATTTATAGCAACCTTTTTATTTTCATTATCATCAGTTTTACGAATATTATGAACTTCATCAATAACAATTAATCTATTATTAAATTCATTTTGAAGTCGACGTATAATTCTGCTATTTAATTCAACTTTGACATCTTTTAAGATTTCAATCTTTGTTTTTTCTCTTTTCTCTCCAGGTATATTTGATGCTTTCTTTTCACGTTTTCTTTTTAATTCTTCGTCATAATTCATTGTTTTTATAATGTAGTTAGCAAACTGAACATAACCTAAAAAAATATAATAAGTATTTATCAAATTTTTAATTTGACTGATAATTTTTTCTTTGGAAATTGGCATGTTCATAGGATTTATTTCTTTCAAAAGTTTATTACCAATACAACCTCTCATACTCCAGACCCCGTTAACTTCTTTAAGTTTTCTCTCGTCAAATAATTGTAATTTAAAATTGTCTTGAACATTTTCGGATGCCACAATTATAATTCTTTTAGTAATACCCATCTGTTTCATATAATCTCTCATTTCTTCACAAACACCAATGGCACTACACGTCTTACCTGAACCTAAACCATGGTATAATAATAAACTGCTATATGGTGTTTGAAATGACATAAAATTTTTAACAAACGCTTGATGTGGTGAAAGTTCAAAATCAGCTTTAGCTAAAATATCAGCTTGTTTTTTAATATCTTCATAAATAGTTCCATCATATTTTGTATCATTAAATTCTTTTTTTGTAGCTATCTTAATATTAAATTCTTTGTCATTTAAATTAGGATACAAATAGTTATTATCATCTTCATTTTCTGATAAATATTCACGTTCAACAAGTTCTTTTTTGAGTAAAAATTTATTACAATCGCCAGTATAAAAATTTTCATAATTGCAATTTAATCCTTTAAATTCATCTTCCAATTTATTTTTATCATTTGTTGAAATGTCAGTCAATGATTCAGATGTTTCACGTGTAGATGTAGATGGAACACTAGAAGATGTAGCAGACGGAACACTAGAAGATGTAGCAGATGGAACACTAGATAAAGTATTAGATGATGCTGACTTTAAACTAGATATTATTTTTTTAGGTTCAATGCTTTGTTCGATAATAGGATTTTCAACACTATTTTGCTCAGTAGGAATGCTTGATTCATCATCTGAAGATTCTACAATTAATAATTTCTTTTTAGGATTTTCTGACATAATACTATATATTATGAATATAATCTATATTCTTGTAATACTTTATTAATATTTTGAATTAATCCCTTTTTTTCTAAATTATATGGTCTTATTGATTCTAAACAATTATCTATAGTTTTCCATTCCAATTTGCTAACTTCAGTTTTTTGGAAATTATTCAAATTAAAATTAGTATCACTTTTTTCCATGAATGCTAAAAAATATTTATGTTTATATGATTTATGGTTAGACCCAATAAACATTTCTTCAAAGGGTAATACATTCTCAATAATTTTAATATCTACTTTTGAAATACCAGTTTCCTCTTCAAATTCTCTTAAAGCGCAATCTAAATCTTTTTCTTTTTGATTACGTCGTCCTTTTGGAAATTCCCATTCAGTTTCTATCCAGTTGGTTTTACTTGTTTCAACAATATCTTTTAGAGTAACTAATTTATCATTTATTAATAAACCTTCCTTTATATTTTCAAATTTTTTTTTAGACGAATATTCTTCATTTTTATATTGTATATTAGATTCTCCCCACATTTCACTCCATAATAAATCAAAAGGCATAGTTAAAATTCTTCTTTTTTCATCTATTGACATTTCATCTATAATTGTATTTAATTGAGCTAAATTATTAATAGAGTATTTTCCTCTAATAAAATCTATATATCCAAAACTATCTTTTCTTCTAATCATTAAATATTGAATTCCTTCTGTGCTAGATGTAAACACTATAATTCCATAACTAGTAATTGGCAATTTACATTGGTGAAACATATGACCTTGTTTACCGCAATTATTACATATAGTCGTATTTTTATTCATACCTAAAATATATAAGTAAATTAGGTTTAAATTATATTTTGTATATATATAAATGCCTGGTTCACATTTATTTAATTTAGGTTTGTATCAAAAACATTTTCTATCAACATCAAGAGTTACTGGTCCAGCAATTAATATGGGTTGTACTCGAGGAAGAGGTTCAACGACACGTATGTATAACTATTGTACTAAGAAAAATTCTTCATCAACATGTATAAATCAATTTATAACTATTAAAAGTTAAAATATTAATATTTTTTTAATAGAAAATATTAATGTCAGCAACTATTTATCTAGATCCAAAAATTTGGGGTCCACACTATTGGTTTTTTTTACATACTATAGCAATGACGTATCCTAATCATCCAAATGCTGTTACAAAGAAAAAATATTATGAATTTGTCCAAAATTTGCCACTTTTTATACCAGTTGAGCAAATTTCAAAAGAATTTGAAAAATTAATTGATGTATATCCGATAACACCATATTTAGATAACAGAGATTCATTTACACGTTGGATGCACTTTATACATAATAAAATAAATGAGAAGTTGGAAAAACCTCCAATTTCGTTAAATGATTTTTTTGTACAATATTATAATCAATACAAATCACAAAATGAAAAAATGGCTGAATACTATAAACTTAGAGAGAAGTTAATTTATGGAGGTATTTTAGTATCAATTTCATGTGCTATATACTATTTATATGATAAATAATATAAAATATATATATATAAATGGTAAAAACTAGAAAAAAATATAGAAATAATAAAGGAGGTAAAGTAATAGCATCTGGTGGTTATGGATGTGTATTTGTTCCAGCACTAAAATGTGAAGGTGCGTCTAAGAAAGAATCTAATAAAATCTCAAAATTAATGACAGAAGCACATGCTATTAGTGAATATGAAGAAATTAACAAAATTAAAGATGAGTTAGATAGTATACCGAATTATCAGGATTATTTTTTAATTAATGATGCTACATTATGTCGTCCTTCTAAATTAACGCCTAGTGATTTAAAAGCATTTAGTGATAAATGTACTGCCTTACCTAAGGATAATATTACTAAAAATAATATAAATGATAAATTAGATGAAGTTATGTCTTTAAATATTCCAAATGGAGGATTACCAGTTGATGATTATTTATATAGCAATGGTTCATTACAAAAAATGTATAATGTAAATTTAGCATTAATAAAACTATTAAAAAAAGGAATTATTCCTATGAATAAACGTAATATATATCATTGTGACATAAAAGACTCAAATATTCTAATTGATGATTCTGAAAAAGCAAGATTAATCGATTGGGGTCTTTCAGTTGAGTATACTCCTAGTAGTACTATACCATTTCCAAAAAATTGGAGAAATAGACCACTTCAATTTAATGTTCCATTTTCAGTTATAATATTTACAGATGATTTTTACAGAAAATATTCCGACTATTTGAAAGATGGAGGTGAAGTAAACAAAACGGCACTAAAGGTATTTGTTATCGATTATTTGAATTATTGGATAAAAGAAAGAGGTCCTGGTCATTATAAATTTATTAATGAGATTATATTTATGCTATATAGTAGTAAATTATCTAGTGTTTCTGAAAATAGTAAGCCAGTATTAATAGAAACAGAAATAGCAGTTCCAATTATAGTAAATTATATTGTTGATGTTTTAGTTCATTATACAAAATTTAAAAGTGATGGTTCATTAAATTTGAGAGAATATTTAAATGAAGTCTATGTTAAAATTGTTGACGTATGGGGTTTTATTACTTCATATTATCCAATGCTTGAAATGTTATCAAATAATAGGGTAACATTGAATGAGAATGAGATTAAAATACTAGAAAAACTAGAATATATATTTAATAAATATTTGTATACACCAAGACATGAACCATATAATATTACAGAATTATTTAATAATTTAAAAGCATTAGGTGATGCTATACATATATCTATAAATGGAAGGAAGAAAACAACTACTAGTAGTTCTGCTTTAGCCAGTGGTATAAGAAAAAAAACTAGAAGGGCAAAAACTTCTAAAATATTTAAGCGAAAACAATTAGTAAAAAGATTTAAAAAGCCTTTTTTACTATCATTAAAATAAAAAATCTATACTAGATGTATAGATGAAGGATTTTAGTAAACTATGTACTCCAGCAAAAATTTATTTTGCTATTGCAGTAATTGCCTCAGTTATTAGTTTATTTAGTGGGGTTTCAATTATGATGATATTTATGAAACTAGTTTTTGCGTTCATTTGGACCTTTATTTTAGGATGGTTATGTAAAAAAGGCTTTACATCTATCTCTTGGTTCTTAGTTCTTTTACCATATATTATTATTGGTTTAGCAATGTTAAATATTTATCGTGTTACTCATGAACAAAAACAAATTATGAGAACACTTCAATTACAAGGTGCTTATGGTCAAGAAGCTATGACAATGCCTACTACTATGCCTACCATGCCTACTACCATGCCTGCTACCATGCCTGCTGCTTCTAAGAAGAAATAAACAATACAATTTGTATTATTTTATTATAAATTAATAATATAATATGAGACTAGAAATATTTATATTAGGATTAACAGCATTTTTTATATATAACACATATACTGATGGAAAATATACAAAAATGATGATGTCTTTTAAAAAATATTATAAAATGATTTTCTATGCTATTCTAGGAATAGGTATTTATTATTTATTAAAAAGAAATCCTAGCAAAGGTAAAGATATGTTATTATATGCAAATAATTATATTAAATATTTACCAATAGATAAAAATTCAATGGATATGTTAAGCCCTATTATTGATTTTACAGGAACACCTGAAACGAGTTTTATGGAGTCATTTAATGGAATTCCTCCACAAACATCTGGATTTTGTTCAGAGCAAAGAATTTTAAGTTCTGGAAAAGGTGGAAGTAAGCGTTCTGTTAGCGAAACAAAAAAGAAATATGTTGCTGCTAGTCAAGAGTGGAAATGTGGTCATTGTCATAATCAATTAGACCATACTTTTGAGATTGATCATAAAGTGCGTTTAGAATATGGTGGTGGAAATGATGTTCAAAATTTAATAGCATTATGTCGTAATTGTCATGGTAAAAAGACTGCTAGTGAAAATATGTAATGATTATGAAAAAAAAATTGAAATGATTTTATGTAATAAATAAGTATTACATAAAATAAAATTAATCTAACATCAAAATGAATATTTTACTAATTCTTCTAGGCTGTAATATTTTCAGCTTATTAGACAATAGGATTAAAACCGCTGCAGTATTTGCCGGTAAGTTTAATGACACCAATGTGGATTGGTTTTTAAGCGGTGGTATTAAGAATCCAAACGAAGATACTATTACAGAGGCAGAAAAGATGGCGAGAGAAATTTCAACATTTGAGAAAATTCATACACACGAATCAAGAGGTAATAATTGGAATTATATTTATGATACAGAAGCTACAAATACGGCAGAGAATTTTATAATGGCTAGAAATTATTTAAATAAATTAAATAAAGTATATGATGATGTATATATAATTACATCAGAATTTCATTATAATAGAGCAAATAAAATAGCAGAAAAAATTTTAGACATAGAAACAAAATGGATATTAGGTGAAGCAAAATTAGATGATTCACACTATTGGGAAAAAATTCATATTAGAAATGTTGATTCTGATGTAAATAGAGCACTAAATAAATTTCCTATTTAAAGACCATTTAGTTGTTTATTTGTTTATTTGTTTATTTGTTTATTTGTTTATTTGTTTATTTGTTTATTTGTTTATTTGTTTATTTGTTTTTTTATATTCACTCATGGAATATATTTATAAAATTTATTATTATTCTATTATAATAATATATGAATAACACAAATTTGCCACCAAATAATAAAAATTTATTACCAAAATTAAATAATCCTGGAGTTTTTTATCCACTAGCAGGAATTATATGTTTTTTAATTATTATGCTATTTCTGATTTTTTATGATGTTAATATAACTTCACTTGGTAAACCTTTAACTAAATCAAATCAGGAATTAGTAGGTAATATTTTTATTATATTATTCTTCTCTCTATTGATTTTTGGTATATGTATTATATTTTTACCAAATTTAAAAGAATTTAAACAATTATTTGAACAAATTGGAAATGTTACTTATGTTATTCTTTATACTATATTTGCTATTTTATTTTATACTATGACATCTAAAGATATTTTGAATGACTATTCTTACATTATTAATCCTGTAATGCTTGGTTTAGGTGCTTTGTCATTTTATAAAAGTACAACTGAAAATTATATCGATAAATTTAATGCTAATTATGAAAGGATTAAAATGCTTATTTTATTATTCTGTTTAATTACTATTGTAATTACTTTCTATAGTATAAATCCAGGAGGTGCTGCTAAAAAATATTTTGGATATTCATTATTACTTACAATTATTATAGCAGTTTTTGCTTTTTTATATGTTATTATTTTGCTAACCTTACCAGAAAAAGATGGAAGCAATCAAAAAAATTTTTTAAATAATTTCTCATCATTTGGAACATATGGAACAATTTTATTCTTGATATTTTTAGTTACAATAACAATCATGATTTCAAGCGATAAAGAAGCCTTTTTTGCTAATAAATCAAAATCAGCTGGTGTAATTATATTATCATTAATAATATGTATATTATGGACTGTTTTATTAGGTGCTAATTTATTTGGTGATGATACAATTACAACGAATGTAAGCTTATACAAAAATAGCTTACTTATATTATTTGGGTTAGTTATTTCAGGTTTAATAATTTTTTGGATTTCATATAATATTGAATCTTTATCAGGTAAATCTAGTATTGTATCTTTTATATTAAACATCTTATTAGTTGCTGTTATTCTTGGATTAATCTATAAAACAATAAATGTAAAATCCCCCACTGGAAATTCAAAGAAAAGTGGGTTTTTTAATTTAATATTTACAACATTACTATATATACCTTGTTTACTAAGTGGTGGTTTTGATTGGATTGGTAAATTATTAGTAGGTGAATTTAACGCTACAAATGCTGGTTCAATAATAATGCTTATAGTAGCAATTAGTTTATTTATACTTTATTTCTATTCACCATCAGTATTAAATTTAATTAGTTCACAAGGTGGTAAACAATTAGTAAATAAACCTGTTTATACTGATTCACTATATAATCTAGGAAGTTATGAAAGTTTAAATGGAAGCGATAATTTTGATTATCAATATGCTATATCGTGTTGGATATTTTTAGATGCTGCTGGTCCAAATATGAATGAGAATTACAATAAATATACTTCATTATTAAATTTTGGAAATAAACCTAATGTATTATATAATGGAAAAACACATTCATTTATGATAACAATACAACAGAAAAATTTACAAGATGTAACAAAAAATAAAATGATTGATTTTGATAGTGAAGGTAATAGAATTATTTACATAAATAATAATTTATTACTACAAAAATGGAATAATTTAATAATTAATTATAATGGTGGAACAATGGATATCTTTTTAAATGGCGAATTAGTTAAGTCATCAATAGAAGTGGTTCCATATTATACACTTGACAATTTAACAATTGGAGAGAATAATGGAATTAAAGGAGGAATTTGTAATGTTATTTACTTTAGACGTGCGTTAACTTCTCAAAATATATACTATATTTATAATTCTGTTAAAGATAAAGCACCTCCAACACTTAATGAATCAAGTGAGACAATTTTAGTAAAAAATGTAAATCAATCTATTAGTTCAACAGAAAAAGTTATTAACCAATAAATTTAATTTAATTAGAAATTAATTTACTAAATTAAGTAGAAAATTTCTAAATCTATATTATACAATGAGTCCTTTAAGTATTGTGATAACAATAGTTGTAATAGTCTTAATCTTAATGTTGTTAAGATATATATTTTCAGACC